CTCATATTACCACCTAGTATTATATTTTTATCGTTTACTATTATAGGTCTTAATTGCATCATCTCAGGAAAATCTTTTATACTCTTAACAAGTTTTTCAAATTTATATCCTTTTATAACTCTTGGGTTATTTTTGTTTTCTTTTATTTGTGATATGTTTACTTTTTTTATCATAAGCTGTTTATTAATTTATCTTTAATTATTTCTTTTGCTTTTGTATAACTATTATAAACTGAATAATACCCATTATCCACTAATTTTGTATAATCTGTTATAGATAAATCATTATTATAAATATCTTCAAACACTTTAAAGTGCTGTTGATGATAATATAAATTACTTGTTTTTTGCTTTTCTTCGCTTATAATATTTAAAAATTTATTATAATGAAGCTCATAATTAAATATTTCAGGTGCTTTTAATTTAGTAACAGATGTTGTTAAGTATCTACCTTCTTTATTTTTTACAATTAAATCTCCTTTGTTATCAATCCTTAATAATAACATTTCTATTTTTTTATATTTGCGAAAGTAATCAATAGATATGCCCCTTAGCATTTTATATATAAAATAATAATTAGGCTGACCTTTATATGATATATCTTGACCTTTTTTAATTTTTTGATACAACTGTAAATACATATCACTTACAATATCCTCGGCATAATGTCTAGATATATCTCCGAAAGTTTTTGTTATGTCTAACCATTTATTATGCGATTTGTAAACCTTTTGCATCATAAAGTGCCTCTTAATGTATAACTATCAATATCAGCGCCATCTATAAAAAATTGTTTATACTGTGCAATAGCTTCGTATGTTTTTTGTTTGCCACTATTGTAAAATTCTTCACTACAATTAATTATACCAATATCTAATGAGCCCTTGTCGATAACTAAAAATACAAATTTTTCATAACTAATGTTAAAAATAGTGCAATATATAAATACTTGAACGTCATAATGTAATTTATAGGGGCTTCCAATAGCATACTTTCGTTCAGGTTGCCAAAGTCCAATATCCATTGTAGTTTTTAAATCAACTATACGATCTTTGCACCATACGTCAGCTTTACCACGAAAGGGTATTCCATTTATCATTCCTATTTTCGGTACTTCATATTCACATTTAGTCAATAGTTTAAGTGCTTGTTCGTTTCTAAATATAGCATCTTGTAATCGTTCTGTTTCTGATCTTTCTTTTGCTGTAAATATATTTTTATTTTCTTTTTCGGCTTCTTTAAACTTTTTAGTAACTCTACTTTGAACATCAATAAATACTTGCTTACTAAATTTCTCAGGCTCTAATACTGCGCAATGTAATAACCAGCCCATTTTCATAGCTGGTGTCATAGGTTGTGCATATTTTGTAAGATACTTATATTTTTTTGGGCTTTTTAATAAATGTTTTATTGTCGAGCTACTTAGTGCTGCTTTACCTAAATAGTCATAATAAAAATCATCATCAATCATTTTTTTTTCCAAATCGCTTACTTCCCAAGTCTGCGAATCTAATAGTGTCATTTGCTTCATCTAATTTGTTTTTTAGTTTTTGTATTTCTTTATTATGTTTTGATTCAAGATTATAATATTTGTCATTTAAAATATCATATTCAGTTTTAAGCATATGCGTATACATATACATTTTATTAATACATTTTATTTTATTATGTATTTCTTTATTTATTTTTTGATCGTGTTCTTTAATTAATATTTGACCTATATAATTAAAAGCTGCTTCGAAGATTAAAAATTGCATATTATATTTATTTTATACAAAAATAAAAAAAAAAAATTAAACAGTGTACATACTATAAGTTAATACAATCTCATTACCTTTTTTAATATCCTTGATAATTTTAAGTATTAATGTTTCACAATCTACATCTCTACTTTGTGCGCAGCTAATTAATTTAGCATTTGGCGAGTCACTATGATTTATAAAACCTCCAAGTGGTGTTCTAATATAACCATTAGGGTAGCTTTTATTTAATATATGTGTTGTACCGATTAAAGTATTTGCTTTAATATTTTTTGTCGCAAATAATCCTAAGCCATCTATTTTAGATTTTTTAATTGTTACCTGTTTTGGTAATGGCTTATAATTCATTTTAATTTATATTAGTAATAATTGCATCTCTTTCATTTATTAGATAACATACTTTTCTAATTTTTTTACTTTTCCATAGTGTAGTCTCAGGACACCAAAGCTGAGTTGTTTCTTTTAATTCTAATTCATTAAGCCAAAAAAGGTAGTTAGCTTTTGGATCATTTACAAAATAAAGTTTTACTATATCCTTATCCATTTCCATTAACTTATCGTATTTATATTTTTCTAATAATTTTTTTTCATAGTAATCATTTCTAAACTTCATTTCAATTACACATTCAAATCCTTTAGGTGTTAATCCTCTAGCGTCATAATGTTCATACTCATTCTTACTCCATTTTAAATCCCAGCCTATAATATTTAAAATAGCTACAACTGCCTTTTCCCATTTATGAATTGTATTTATTTTAGACATTCACTAACCTCTTTTATCCAGTTATTAATTTGTTTTGCATTACAACTACAAAAGTTTGGCTCGTGGTATTTATGCTTTTTATATTTAGCGTGTAGCTTACACATTAATTGAAAATCTTCATACACCATTTCACTTTTAAGTGTTGATGCAATTTTATTCCACACTTTGCGATCTACAATTTTATCTTGTTCCATTTTTTTCTTCTTTTATCACAATCACAGTCAGGGTATAACTTTTTCCATACATATCTTATACCTGTATATTTTGTTATATAGTAAACTAAATTACCTAATTTCATTTTTTAATATATCTTTTACTTTGTTATACGTTCTATATAAACTATAATAACTTATTTTACTTTGTCTGCTTAATTCTTTAATACTCATACCTCCCTCAATTATTCTATATACCTTTGAATCGTACCAAAACATTTCATCAAGTTTTTTATTTATTCGTTTATATGTTTTTTCTATATTTTCATCTAAATTGTTACTTTTCTTTAGCTTATATAAATAGTCATCTATATTAATAACATTTATTTTTGCCTTTTTTATTTTCAAGTTAATAGTCATATGCCTTAGACACTGATAAATATATATATAATTAATATCGCCTTTATAACTTATATCTTTACCATCATCAATATATCTTATAACTCTAATATACATTTCTTGTACTAAATCCTCAGCATAGTCTTTTAAACCAAAGGATCGCACAATGTTAATCCAGTCTTTATGTCGGTCTGTTAGCTTTTTTTTTAGATCAGAATGGTGCATTAATTTGTTCAACTAATGCTAAATTTAGTGTTTTTTTGCCATTTATTTCAAACCCTACATTATTTTTGATGCTTTTCATCATAATTGGATTATCTATTGGTGTTGGTCTACCACCTGTATCGTTGTCTTTTACCTTTCTTATATGAATGTGATTATTCATCCACTCGCTTGGGTGTGAAATATATCTATGTATTACAATAAAATCGTCTGCTCTGTTTACAAACTTACCCCCACCCTCAACATCACTTGCTAATGGTGGTATAGGGTGTCCTGCATATTCGTGTTGAATAGGGTGTTTAATTCTTAATGCGTTTGTGGCTGCGTGAGTTGTTAGCCATATACTTACATCGTTTCTTTTACAAAACAATCTCATCTCGCTTGTTGCTTCGTAATCGTATTCGTGTCCGTTTAATCCTTTCATAATTTCACGATCTTTAACTAAACTATTATAAGGATCAATTAAAAAGCCATCAAAGCTCCAAGCCTGTTTAACTGCTTCTGCGAATTTAATTAATTGTTTATATGTATATAATTCTGAAGTATCTACGAATTTGAAGTGATCAAATATAAATTGACAATGTTTGTCAAACCTATCGGTAGATATTTTATTAATAGGCTTTGATTCTAAAAACTCAATTAACTTTTTTATAATTGTATGTAGATCGTTCTCGCTACTAAATACTAGCCATTTTAATTTATGCTTTAAAGAATAAAGCAACATTAAAAATAAAGTGATAGTAGTTTTACCTGTATTAGCGTGTCCTAGTATTAAATTAAAGTTACCTTTTTTAAATCTAAAGTATTCATCTATTTCAGGTAAATCAAGTTTATAACCCTCTTGTATCTTGCCTTTTCTTATTTTTATAATTTTATCAATCTCATCATCATAGTTTATAAGCATTTAGCTAAAATATAAAAATTTTTAAAATGGTAAATCTTCTCTGTCAGGATTATGGTCAGCAGCTTTTACTTCTTCTTTTGGCTTATAGTCATCTCGTTTAAAATATTGTTTGCCATTTTTAGCTTGACATAAACATATATTAACCCAGCCCTTTTCGTTTTGAAACTGCTCTAAACGATCAAGCTCTTTTCTTAATGTAGGTATATTAATTCCAACATTACTATTTATCCAATCAACTTTTGTTGGTTGTGGGAATAACCCGCTTATAAAATCTATTTTATTTTTATCCATTGTATACGTAATTTTCAAATTTTCTTGCAAATATTATTATTGTGTCAATATCTAAATTATATTTTTCAACATTATTTTGATCAATATTACCCCATAAATCGACAGCTCTATTTAAACTACTTTGCCTAATAATATATTTTTGTATATCTTCTTTAGGGTTTGAATAGCTTTGAGTTTTATTTTGTAATATAAGTTTAGCTTTATTTTTTGACTTATCTAAATTATAAGATACTTCTTCTCCTACATTTTTAGGAAACTCTTTTGTCATATAAATATTAGGATTATGCCCATTAGCAAACTGCACTATATATTTATTCATTAAAGCACCGTCAGGTGTGTTAAAACTTTCTTTTTTTACTACTGATTTAATCGTACTTGTGTATTCCATATTTAAATATAATTATTTTTTTTCATTAAAATATTCTTCACTATTTCTTTCGTAAATTATTTCATCTTTTGCTTGAAGCAATCTTACCTTGATTTTCTCATCTGCTAATTCATTTCTCAACTCTTGGTTTTCTTTGATTAATGCTAAACGATCTTTTTCTAATTGATCTAATCTTGCTAATAAAAAATCCATATTAATTTAAGTGTTTATCTTTTGTTATGTTTTCTATTTCTTTGATAAAATCATAATGTAATAATCTAGTTACATCAGTATTATCAACTAATACTTTTTCTATCTCAACACCATCGAAAGTGCCTGTGCCATTAAGATAGCCAAGTTCTGCTTTTGTAAAATTATATTCTACTGTAATGTCTTTACCTTTATAGTTAAATTCAATAATGTAAAGTTTAGTGCTATATTTAATCATATTCATATTTATTTAATACAAATATAATAAAAAAAAATGAATTATAAAAATATTAAAAGCAAATAAGGAGACCGAAGTCTCCCTATTCTAAATAAATATAAATACAAAAACCCCTCTATGAAGATGAGAGATTTTCATTAAACTGACAATATTTTTCAATCATCAATTCGAGATCTAAATTATTAAATTTTTTTATATTTTTAGCTAATAAAAACAAATTTTCTGCTGTATTTGGAGAAATCATATTTAATTTAAGTCCAAACTTATATTGTTCTCCTGCTTTAAACATATTACAACCTACACATTGTACTTGACAATTATCTTCGTTCCATCTTGTTGAGTAGTGTTTTCGGCTCTGAAAGTGTCCGCACTGCATTTTTTTCCAGTGATCTTTTTTTCCACAGGTAAAGCATTCAACAACGCCTTTGTGGTCTGCTGTTCTTCTTCTTATATACTCACTAAATACTGTATCAAGTTTTTTAATTAAACTTTTTCTTTTACTCTTCATTCGCTTTTAACAGAAACGATCCTAAATATACATCAATTTGTTTAATTGATTTATATATATACCTACTATTAACTTCGGCTGCTTGACGTTCTGTCTTGGTGGAATCTTTACCAAGGTTACAGTATTGATCAGCATTTAAGAATAGTAATCTGTCTATTTTTTCTTGCCCTTTTATCGAGGTATAAGACATTATTTTATTTACTTGTTCTCTTAAATTCATATCAATTTCAATATTTTTTATCATAGTATTTGCTAAATTATAAAATTTTTATATTTTAATTATATATATATACTTATATAAATATATATACTTATATATACTTATTTACTTATATATATCTATCTTCCTTGACCTCTATATTTTTTTTTATAATTCCTACTACCCTTTACCTTACTACATTTTGTTTTAGAGTGTACTCCCTTTCGTTTTCTACTTTTTGATCTATAAACTTCTATTTTTAATTTACGTGCCATTTTTAATCTTAATTTTAAATAAAATATATGATAATACTATAAACAATATTATTGTATAAATATTTATATGTGGCTCACCACAGACACCTAAAATGTGTTTTAATTCTTCCATAATTATTTTTTAAACATACTTGTTGCTTTTTCAGTCGTCCTGCCACCGAAGTAAGCTAAAACAACTGCCATCATAACTTTTTCAAAAGTATCATTCCATACTTCATTTATATGAAAAGGAATGTTATCTACGCTATCTAATATTCCAGCAAATGAAAATATTACTATACACCATACTAGTACCATAGGTCTAACGTTCTTGCTTAACCAAGAATCGCTATTTGCATCTGCTTTCCATCTGCTTGTTATTGATTCTATCTCTTTATTTTGTTGATCGTAAATAAGCTGTTGTAACTTGATTTTATCATCATTTGATATCTTTGCCTTAGTTATTTCTGAAATCGCTTCTTTTGGGCTTATAACACCCTGTAATACGTTACCAAGCGTTGGATTTACTAACCCAGCTGCGCCAAGTAACATTTTACCAATAGTTGTTTGTTTGAAAGGTTTTTTACTCATTACTTATTTCTTTAAATTCTTCTTTAGCATCAAAGCTCGGACATTCTTTTTTATCAGTAAAATCTTTATGCCCATAAACAATAACATCAGGAAACTCTATTTTTAGTTCACTTAATAAATTATAAAGTGAATCGCATTGTTCAGTTGTTCTAGTGTCTTTCCAGTTCTCCATATTTTTATCCATACCACCTATATAACAAATACCAATACTATCTCGGTTGTTTCCTTTACAATGTGCACCTATTTTTTCAATAGGTCTACCATCTTGTACAGTACCATCTAGTTTTATAACATAATGATAACCACAGTCTGACCAGCCATTACCTTTAACGTGCCACTCTGTTATATCGTCTACATCAAAATCTTTAAACTCTGGTGTAGCAGAACAATGTACTATTAGTTTATTTATTTTTCTCATTAGTCCTTAAATAGTATTTTGTTGATCCTACCTTGTATTTCTTCAATAGGCACTTCTAATTTAAAAGCTAAACCTGCTGACCATTGACCTTTAGGTTTTCCATCTTTTCCAATTAATACAATAGTAGGTACTGATTTTATTTGTGATTTTAATTCAGATTTTTGTTCTTCTAAAAACAGCATCAAAACTTTAGCGTGTTTTATACGTTTTAGATCATAGTCATTAGACTGATTCCATTTAGCGTTTATATGTAAAATAGTCATATCTTGACTAAAAGAAAAACTACATATAAAAAATATAAGTATTGTAATTAAATTTTTCATCTTTTATAAACTTTATCTTCTAACTCTTTTATTGATTCTTTATTTTCTTCAATATCTTCTTTTAAACCATCTGTAGATTTTTCTATTGTAATAATAGTCGATCTCACCAGTTCGTCCTTTAGCTGAAATTCCATTTTCTTAACAAATTCTTCGCCACTTAGACTATCAATTTTATTTTGTAAATCGTTTATATCTCCTTGTAAAGTAAACCACATACTCGCTAACGATAAAACACCTGCTACAATAATTCCTATTGTTTTTAGATCAAGTGTTAATTTTGTATCCTCTGATAATTCTGTACTCATAACCTATAATTTATGCCTATTGAGCTGTTAAATATTTCTGTATCCCAAAACTTAGTGTACTCTCCCTCAATGAATATACCAAACCTGTTAAGTTTAATTCCTATAATTGCACCAGCTTGATAATCTTCCCATTGTTCTAATTCACTATCTTTTCTTAAACCACCTTTACCCCAGTTGTTTCTATTCATATAAGAATACTGTTCGTCTCCTTGTACGTATTTATGATATGGTGGCAAATAACTTCCGTATATATGAGACCAAAATCTACTTCTAGCATAATAAAAATCAAATCCAACGATCGGAGATACAACACCAAAACCATCTAACTCATCCCATATCTCATTGTTATATCTATTCATTAAGTCTCCAAAGATTTCTTGTCTGAATTGTATGTCTGAATAACTTACTATATCTCCATTACTATCTTTCCATATCCAGTCGAATCTTTCTTCGCCTGTATTTATATCTGTATATTTAGTCAAGTGATCTGTATAGCCATAAAGATAGCCAAGTGAATACCAAGCATTAGCTGGGTACTCTATTTCTTCTCCTGTATTAGGGTTTACCCATATAGCAGTTTCGTTTAACCATATCTCTATTGGATTATAACCATAGGCAGTTTGATGTGTTCTATATATACCACCTAAACTAATACTAAATTTGTTTCCTATTGGTAGTCTAAATCTTACTTCGCCTGATTGATATTTAAAACCAACATTACCTTGTTCTCTTTGTTCTAATTTTACAATATGATATTTACCTGTATGTCTTAAAAAATATCTTGAGTTTGTAAATTCTTCTCCTCTTTCTCTTTCTCTTTCATAATGAAACAAATACTCAAAACCTTTGACTGCTGCTGTTGGTGCAGACAAACCTATCATATTTTCTGTACCATCTATATAGTTTTGTTTTATTTCATAATCAAATCTAGCTAATCTACGAATACCTACACCGATACGATAATCAGGTTTATAATATTCTGTTACATCAATAACTTTTGGAATATCATATAAATTATTATCGCTAGGTCTTTCTACAAAATAATCTTTTCTAGTGTTTTCGTAAGCGTTAGATACATCACCTGCTATATAAACTGTTGAATATTTAAAAACATCATCATATATGCTTTTAAAAAAGTTCTTCTTTTTAAATTTATTTACTATTTTATCTGATTCATTACTAACATCATCAATAACTTGAGATGAAAGATTAAAGCACATAAAAATAAAAATTATAGTTAGTAGTTTTTTCATCTTAAAATTTATTTTCAATTAATTTATCTATTTGTTTTTCTAATCTTGTTTTGTAATCTTCAGGCATTTTAAGTGTGATACCTGCTTCTATTCTGTATATTTCTTTACCATTATTAAATAGTATAAGAGTTGGCAAAAACTCTATTTCGTCATCTATAAAATAATCTTCGTGCTTTGAGTTTTCAAAATCAAAGACATAAGTATTGTGTTCTCTATAATCTTTAAGAGATATTTCTTCTACGAAATCTGCTTTAAAAAGCACAACACTAATATTTTCTTTATAGTATTGGCTACTGACAGTTGATGCAAATAGGACAGTTAATAGGACACATATTTTATCTTTTAAGTTCATAAATTCTTTCTTCTATCTTTTCAACAGTTTCTTTAATCTCCTTTACATCTTCTTGTATATTTTCTACCTGTTGTTGAGTTAAGTCTATCTGAGAACGTATGAGTTTGTCTTTAAATTCTATCTCTTTATCAGAAACAGGAAAAGCTGGTAGTTCTTTAGCTTCAGCAATGTCTGCGACTAAAATAAAATACATACTTGCAAGTGATATAGCACCACCCACAATTAATCCTATTGTCTTTAAGTCAAGTTTTACTTGTGTTTCCTCATTTATTACTTTGCTCATTGTTCTCTATTTCTTGAATAGAGCCATCATTAAGATCAATATTTACTTTGCCATACTTTTCTTCTAGCTTTTTCATATTTTTATCAAAGTCTGATTGAAATTCTAAATTTTCATTGACAAGTTTATTTGCTTGTGCAAGTAGTATTTCTCTTTGCTCATACTTTTGACCTATTGCCATATAGTTTTTTGTTTTACTATCTAACAACTCTTTAATGTACTCTAATTCTGATTGTTCTAATTTTTTACTCATTTTATTAATATTTTAAATTCTATATAAATATACAAAATTTACCAGCTAGGCTTTAATACCACATCAACTGGATTTTCTAATTTATCTATTTGACCTGAAAGATTGCTTTTCATAGAATCTACATCTAATTCAGCTTCAAGCCATTTAATAACATCAGATTTTTTTAATTTATCATATTCAATAAAATTATCTTTGTCATATACAACACCATAAGTGCCATATACATTTAAGTTATGATCGCTTTTGTTAGCGTTGTAACCCCAATGCACATTGTAAATAACATTGTCTTTTTTATCTTGACTTATTTTTGCATCTAATGCCTGAATAACCCAACTGTAACTTATTTTTGTTTTTGCCATAATTACTTACTTTTTAAAATTTCTATTTCTTTTTTTAATTCTTGTATTGATTTAACAAGTAGTGGTACTATTTTAGAATAATCTACCGATTGCATTTCTTCTGCATCTTTTTTACCATTAACTGCTTGAGGTAGTACTTCTTCTAGTTCGTGTGCCATAACACCATAACTTCTACTTTCATCTGCTTTCCATTTAAAGTCATAAACAGGTATTTTAGAAACCATATCTAATCCTGAAAAGTCTTGTAAATCTTCTTTTAATCTGTAATCTGAAGATGTGTTATAAGCAGTTGCGGAACTTGTTACAGATACGCTACCAACAACATTTGATGCTTGTCTAAAAATTGCAATTCCACCTTCATTTGTAAGTCTATTTAAATCTATTGAATTATCTCCATTTGCAGTAAATAATGATTGACCATTTGCCCTAAATTCAGTTCCTACAACACCAATATCCAAAGCAGTTTTACCAACTAAAACATTCCCTGAACTGTCTATACGCATTCTCTCACTTGCTGCTGTTTTAAATATCATAGCATCATTGTTGTGAGAATATTGTAATGCTCCTCTATCATCTGCATCAGGGTCGTTAAATGTTATTTCTCCAAGACCTGTGTTACTTGTATTTTCAATATCAATACTACAGGTTAAACCATCTTTTATGTGAAGTTTACCATTGGGAGAAGTTTCTCCTATTCCTACATTTCCACCATTAAAATATGAATCACCCTGTGCATTTACTCTAACACTTACTGTTCCATCACCTGAATTACCATAATATAAATATAAGTTAGCCGCATCTGATGAACCGCCTACAATACATTGCATTCTATTTTTATTGCCATCAGCATTTGTTGTTCTTACTAAAAGGTTTCCGTGAACAGATAATGGTTGTGAAGGCGATGTAGTTCCAATTCCTACGTTTCCTCCATAAGGATTTAAACAAAATGATGTACCAGCGTTTTCAGCATTATTTATAGATTGTAAATATCCTATTTCACTTCCTAATCCACCAAAATACATTGAAGATAAATCGTCAGCTCTATATTGTAATTTATTCTCATCACTTCTGTTTGGGCGCTTGTGCCTTTTGTTGAATGAGTAAAAATTATTGCAGATTTACTTCCTGCAGTAGTTGTATTAGCGAATTTTACTTCAGCAGAACTTCTTGCAGTATTTAATAAACTACTTGCTCCATTTGTATATTTTAAATTTGAAGATATAGAACCCTCTAAAGCATCT